AATATATGCGGAGCAAGGACAGGTAGGCTATCTTCCAGCAAGCCTAACCTTCAGAACATACCACGGGACAAACGAGTGAAGCGTATGTTCGTACCGAAGGAAGGAACGATACTTCTTAACGCTGATGCATCGCAGGCCGAGCTTCGAGTCGGATGTTCAATCGCTCGTGAGCAGAGAATGATTGCAGCGTACAAAGAGGGACAAGATATACATAAGCTTACTGCATCAAAGATTCTTAAGAAGAGTATTGATGCGGTGACGAAAGAGGACAGACAAAAAGCGAAGGCCGTGAACTTTGGATTCTTATACGGGCAGAGTGCGGAAGGTTTTCAGAAGAGCGCAGAGAGTGATTACGGATTACATTTATCTATGGAAGAGTGTACGGATTTTCGTAACGCATTTTTTGCAGCATACCCAGGATTCTTGGGGTGGTACGGTCGGACAAAGATGGATGTTATGTCACGGGGATTCGTTGAGTATCCTACAGGAAGACGCAGACGGTTCCCCGAAGCACGACAGACACGGGGAGACCTTGCGGGAGAAATCTTTAGACAAGCAGTGAACTCTCCTGTTCAGGGTTCGGCGTCTGATATTGTTTTGTTTATGATTGTAGCGGTAGACAGATACATAAAAGGGAACAAGGTTCCTGCTGACATTATTATTACGGTGCATGACTCAATCGTACTTGAGTGTGCGGACGGCAGTGAAGAACTTATTGTAGATGAGATAGAGAGAATATGGAAACACGACATCCCTGATTACTTTAGATGGCTCGCAGTGCCGATGCCATTTGATTATTCAATCGGGCTTAACTGGGGCGATATGCGTGAGATGTAAGGAGGATAGTTGTGGATGATGTTGGTGTTCATTTAAGACATTGTAATCAAGGAGAGTATATCGGCGCTTGTAAGTATGGTGACGATTCTAATTGTCCTGCTCTTATTGTTAATGAGCCACGTAAGCTAACGCCGTTTAAAGAATTATGTGAGTTGTATTATAGACGAAAAAAAGAAGAAGGAGAATGATATGAATTTGAACATGCACGTTGATATCAAGGTGTTGGATAAGGAGTGGAGCGGGGAAACTCGGGACGTGCTTAAGATAAATGAGCAACGACTCACGCACGAGTTCATCGAGCACCCGAGTACGTATGCTTGGTTCGCAGCGCTACTTGCTTACGCAACTGCGGAGACAGAATCAATGAAGCTCTCTCACGAAGTTCTTCAAGCGAACTTGTATGCGGAGAAGCGACTTGAGATGGCTAAGGGTAGTGGCAAAGTAACAGAGGATAAGATTAAAAACGCAGTAGTGGAAGACGACCGCTATGCCGCATCTCAAGAACAACTGACGGAGACTAAGCGACAGCATGGAATCGTTAGAGCTATTGTAACTGCGCTTGAGCACCGCAAAGATATGTTGATACAGCTTGGAGCAACACGAAGACAGGAAATGTTTTCAGATGGAATTAGTATAGCAAAATAACAAAATAACAAAGGAGGAATTGTATGCCAGTAAACATTGAGAAATTGAAAGAAAAGTATGAGCGGAAACAGGCGCAACGTGCCGACCGCATTGACTTAAAGGACGGGGAGAATTATATTCGTATTCTTCCGCCGACCCTTGAGTACATGACGGAAGAAGTTGATTACATCACCTTGGAGTACCTATGTCATTACAACATAGGGCTAGAAGGAAACAAGCACGCAGAGATTTGTCCGAGGACGTTTGGTTCAAAGAACAAGTGTCCTATCTGTGAAACCACAGCGAAGCTTTACAAAGGTTCCGCAGAAGACAAGGCACTCGGTAAAGATTTGTATGCTCGCCGTCGTATCTTGTTTAATGTAATTGACCTCAAGGCACCTGAAAAAGGTGTGCAGATTATGGAGACTGGCCCAAAGATTTATGAAGACGTTGTAGTCTTTGTGACCAATGCGAAGTGGGGAGACCTACTCGACCTGGACGAGGGTCGTAACATTGTAATTTATAAGACGCCTGGTAAAGAAACATCAAGTGGATACAATGAATACAATGTGACACCTGACCCCGATAAGACCAGTGTTCGTGAAGTTCTACCTGGTGACTGGAAGGAAAAGATTCGTAACCTTACGAACTCTATTCCTAAAGCGAAGACGTATGCAGAACTCGAACGTTCGCTCGCAGGGGAAGAAGAACCGACTGTGGATAAAGATGCTTCGACAAATAAAGAGACTGAGGTTGTTGAAGATGAAGATACTCCGCAGAAGGACGAACGTACGGATGAGCAGAAGAAAGAGCAGGACACGCCTAAGTCTACCGAGACTGATAAGAAAGAAGAGCCTGCTAAGAAAGAAGAGCCGAAGAAAGAAGAGCCGAAGAAAGAAGCGAAGAAAGAAGCGAAGACAACAGAACACAAACCATGCTTCGGTGAAAAGTATAAGGTCAGTAATCCTGAGTGCAAAGCGTGCGAAGAGAAAACTGATTGTCGTAGTACGTTCCTTGAAATTGGATAATTGAAATCGTGAGTGGCGAAATTAGACGTAGCGCCGAAATTTATCTGAGGCGTGGGAGTGAATAAGGAGAACGCAGACTCCGAATAAGAACGATGGTTGGAAATGGACGTGTCTCGAATTGACGAGGTAGTGGCGTGCGGGGTGCCAGAATTGACTGGTGATGCCGTAAAACTGCTTAGGCCATCTGTGGCGGTTTTATTAGTGTGTAAGCGAGAGTCATTGACTCGCCCCAAGATAGCAGTAACTGCAGGTTCCATCTCCGTGTAGGTATAGAATCCTACCTCACGATATAAATAACAAAGAGAAAATGTTATATGAAAAACATACATGAAAATTCTACTTTATCCTATAAAGAACATCAAGAGGAGGGGAAACAAGAGTCGTGGCGTCGAAAGGTATGGGATGTTTTTAATGAGTGGGGCGTTCCGCTTTGTGATAGTGAAGTACATGAAGCTCTTGGATTTCCCGATATTAATGATATACGTCCTGAGATTACACGAATGAAACAAGAGGGGTTATTAGTTGAGGGTAAGGAAAAAGTTAAAAGCCCTTATACTAATAAAAGGGTTCGTGTATGCGTTACATCTGGGTTACCGTACAGAGAGAAAATCTTAAAGGAGGATGACAATGGATAAGAAGTTGATAGCTGGTATTGTTAAAGATGTTGAAGGTGCGATGACTACGGATAACCGTAGAGTAACGAACTGGCTTGATACTGGTAACTATGCATTGAACTACGCTATAACTGAGACGTATGATAAAGGACTTCCTCTTGGTCGGGTTGTTGATATTTGTGGCGACCCGTCCACAGGGAAGTCTCTTCTTATATATCATCTCATTGCAAACATTCAACGGATGGGTGGGATTGCGATACTTGATGATACAGAGGATTCATACACAAAAGAGTTCGGTGATGTTATCGGTATTGATAATACGGAGTTGATTCGTCTTAACTCTGCGACAGTGGATGAGCATTTTGGTAAAGTATTTTTAGGGTACAAAGATTCAAAAGGAAAACAGAAGAAGTCGATTCTTGAATTGATTCTTGACCAGGAACCAGATATTCCTGTTATCATTGCGCTTGATAGCTTAGCGCTCTTATCAACGAAGCACGAAGTAGAAGCGGGTTTCGGTGCTCGTGACATGACTAAGGCACAGGAAATACGTAAGGGTCTTAGACTCGCATCACCAACGATGGAAAATACAAATGTGATTCATGTAATATCGAATCATGTTATCGCAAAGATAGGGGTGATGTTTGGTAAGAAGAAGACAACGCCAGGTGGTCAAGGTGTTCCGTTCCAGGCATCCGTGAGGCTTGAGTGTTCGCTTCGGGGAAAGATTAAAGATGACAACGACCACAAGATAGGAACGAAAGCGCATGTTGAAGTTACGAAGAATAAGATATCAGCGCCGTTTCGTGATGCGGATATTGAGATTCTTTTTAACAGCGGGATGGATAAGCATAGTGGATTGCTTGAGAGCTTGTTGTATGCGGGAAAGCTCGTTGATGGGGAGAAGCGTGGACAGCTTAAGTATGGCGATAAAGTCTTTCAGAAAAAGGATTTACTTGAATTTATTGAGGCGAATCCAGACATTTTGACAGGGGTAAAGAAAAAATCAAAAGGGACAGAAAAAAGCACTTGATTTATCTAGGCTGATAGTTACAATAGAATCACTCGAAATATTGAAACGGATTGAAACATGATAAGGATTGTAGGATGATACCGATTGATTCATGCCTTTTTCCCCTTACAAATAAGTTTAAACGCCTACTAAGGAAATATTCATTACGATATAAACTTCCTTTTGCTGCGTGTGTGCAAGAATCCTACCTAGTTGAGTGGGAACTTGTGGACACGTTTGAGCAACATGCGCATCGTCTTAACTACTTTAAGAAAGTTATTAAGCAACGCATTACGAAACTATATCTATATGAACGTTGTTCGTGTGAGCAATCTGAATCGTACCTTCGTGACCTCTTTCGATTGAGTGAACGTAGTGGTGCGACCAGTTTATTTGATTTGCTTATAGACGTGCGACCGTTTGATGAATACTTTTACGAAGACCTGGTTCTTCATCTTAAAATTATGTTAGTTGAAATTGATGTTATTGCATCGCAGATATTTACTGCTCGGATGAGCCGTGCGGGTACATGGAAAGAACTTTATGAAAATCACTTTAGTGAATCCATTACGCTCGGGGTTTTTTATCGGAAGGTTCAACTGATTAAAAAGGTAGCGGAAGAAGAGTTTGTTCTCAATGGATAATTACTTAGACCAGTACAAGAAATTACACAGCGAAGGTTTGTACGGAACCTCGTCAGTTAAACTTTATGATGACATAGTTCCTTTGTTGAAGGAAGTGAATCCTACAACTGTTTTGGATTATGGGTGTGGTCAGTCGTTGTTAGCTTCGTGTGTCGCATCAAACTTAGGATACATAACATTTCGATATGACCCTGCGATACCAGAGTTAGATTCGCTTCTCACACAAAAGTATGATGTCATTGTATGCATCGATGTTCTTGAACATATTCCTGAGCATCTTGTTGATGATGTGATAAAGCATATACGAAGTATGTCGGAGTTCGTGATATTTGATATCGGTGTAGTTGAAGCTGTGGTTACGTTACCTAACGGTGATAATGCTCACTGCACTGTTCGTTCCGTGGAGTGGTGGCTTGATAAGTTAGGCAAGTATTTTACTGTAGTGCGAGAAGTAAAAAGATACCGAGATGTTAAGTTCATGTGTAAAACCTGGTAAGGAGAAGAGATGATTCCGTTTGAAGATTTAGCTAATTTGTTTACGTGTGATGTTCAGAACAGGGGTACGCTTCGTCTTGATTTTGACGAGGCCGCTTATGTATATAAGTTAATCAAAAGCCTGGGTAGACCACGATGCGTAGAGATTGGTAGATTGTTTGGCGGCTCCACTCGATTGATGTTAGCGGCGGGTGGAAGTGTTTTGTCTATTGATAATCTCTCAGCAAAGAGCATCGGCGGTTCTAATGAATATGATATTATATTAAATGTATGGGCTGCTGAGCATGAGTTATCTGAAAGACTTGTTATTGCTCAAGAAGATAGTCGTGAATATAGTAACGATGGTTATATATGTGATATTCTTTTTGTTGATGGTGACCATAGATACGAAGGAGTCAAGGCTGATTTTGAGCATTGGGTTCCGACGGTTAGAGTTGGTGGTCACATATTGTTTCACGATTCTTGTTCGGCTCGGATGAACAGCTCAGCTCGGCCTGACGTTGTTAAGTACATGGATGAGGTAGCGTGTCAGTTACCACGGGTTGAAGAGGTTGGTTCTCTCACACATTTTATTAAAACGTAAACAAAGGTATGTTATGGATATCAAGATTGAATTTAGCTTAAAGAAACAACAAGCAGACATGGAAGTCCCGCCGTGGTTCGATACACTTACGCAGCCGTTTAAGACGTACGAGTCGGATATGCGTTATATATTTGTAGTGGGGTCTGACTGGAATGGTTTTAGAAATGGTACTGTGCGAAGGATGCTTAGTTACTTCGGGGACAGTTTATACTGCGCACTTGTATGCGTTAGCTCTGACCCTAATGTAATTATTACTGACTTTGAAGGAAGAATGGTTGATAACTTTCCTGTGTTTGAGGAAGGTCGGCATGGTCTTCGGTATGTAAAGAGACGTCTTAGAATTAAGAGTCCTGTTGAAGGGATAAGTGGTTTGTATTCAATTACAGATTATATTATTAATCCGATGATAGAGTCTCCTGTTGTGAAGACGCTTGATATATATTCATTTGAAAAAACTGATACAGGGTGTATGGAAAAATTGAAAAGGTAAGAGAGGAGTGAAAGTATGTCTAGTAAGTTTAATGAAGAGTACACAAGTAAACAGCGAGCATGTTCTATTGCTGCTACGCAAAAGCATTTGAATGACCGTAAGAAAAAACACGAGGAGCTAAAGCAAGAAGGACGATAGTACAATGGAATGTACATGTGTAGATTGGAAAGAGAATATAGACTTAGTGAACGCAGGGTTTACACTTATGTATATCCACGGAAGTCCAGGGTACGGCGGTAAGGAATTTACGCACTGTCCCTGGTGTGGAGTAGAATTAATAGAAACGGAAACAAGAAAAGGAGTGAAGGTATGAAAAGGAAAAAGACTATTGAGATGATTGCACGGGCAAAACATCATGCAAAGAAGTTGCTTACGTTAGCGACGGTGTTCCATGATATTCTCCACGCAGGGATTAATTTTAAAGAGAGTTTTTTTACAGGAAGTAGCATACATATTAAGACTAAAAAAGGTGTATATATTGTTAACGCCCTTCGAGATGACAATAAAGAATACATTGGAATTAAGGTAACTAAGGCAAACGTATGTTTAGTTAAACTTATGGTCATTGAGGATTGATATGAAGTATTTAATATTTACCGACCCACACATTCATACCTGGCGACGATTTGGTCACGATGACGAGACTGGATTGTCCCGCCGATTAAAAGAACAACAATCCGTACTTGAACAAATAGACGTGCTCCGACAGAGAGAGAAACCAGACCGTGTAATTTGTGGCGGTGATATCTTTCACAAGGTAGGAGAAATTCCTATCGAGTGTAGTAACATAGCACTCCAGTATCCTAAGTTGTGGGATATTATTGTTCCTGGTAACCATGACCTTGTTGACTTAAAGAATCCTAAATGGTTTCAGTACTCGGGACATATCTTTGGAGTATCGTCATGCCCTGCAGGAATTAAGACTATCGGATATACTGATGAGATTGACTATGAAGTAGTAAGCGGATACGACATAGTCTTTCTTCATAAGACACCCACGGGAAGTCGTGATGGACATTGGGTGTTTGATGATGGTGCCGACTGGAGAACATTGATGCAAAATAATGGCCTCGTGTTCTTCGGTCACATCCATCAGCATCAGCAACTTGGTGAGCGTTGTTGGGTAGTCGGTTCTCCGATGAAACATAAGTTCGGGGATGACGGAGACCGTGGTGTTATGATTGTTGATGGTACGGATGTTCGATTCATCAAGCTTAAGTATCCTGACTTCATAACTGTTCCGACGTGGGATGATGTTACTGATGATTATAATTACTATCGTGTTGAGAACTCTGACCGCAAGAGTGATAAGCAAAACGTAGTAGCAGTAACGAAGCCTGTGTTTTATGAAGAGCGGGTCAAGTCGGATAACTTCATGGACATCTTGGAAGAGTGGGTTGAGTATAAGAATGTTGGTGATGAGTATTTTAAAGTAGCGAGCACGTTCTTAAAAGAGAAGATGCTTGTTCCACGGAATATATATAAAGGTAAGCTGCGTCACGTTAAGATAAATAACTTCATGTCGGTAGAACAGGCGGAGTACAAAGTCGGGCGTGGTTCTATCTTGGTTACAGGAAAGACAGATGAGTTTGATTCTAATGGTGCGGGCAAGACATCGGTAACAGGCGAAGCGATTTACTGGGGACTCTTCGGGCAGACAACAAAGGGATTGAAGGGTGATGATGTTATCCGCAGGGATACTAAGGATTGTACGGTAAGTCTTACGTTCGATGAGGGGGACAGTAATACACTTCGCATCGTGCGTAGTAGGAAGAAAGGATTTATCATAACACGGAATGACGTGACACTCTTTGAGGGGGAGCGTCTTCCTGATAAACAAAAGAAGCTTGAGGAAGAGATACTCGGGTTCGGACAGAATGTATTTCGTTCCTCGTGTTACTTCTCGCAAGAGTCGTTGATGATGTTGACGGGACTTTCGGATACTGAGAAGACAAATATGATTACAGACCTCTTAGGGTTTGAGCAGTATGATGAGTTATATGATACTGCGGCTAATCAAATTCGTGCGATAGAGGTGTCGAAAACTACGTTAGCAGATGATGCGGATGCGCATGTTGTAGAACGGGATAAGCTTCGGGTCAAGCATGGTGAGATGATTCTATCGATGGAAGAAAAGGAACTCGAGCTTGAAGGTGTTAGTAATGATATCGATAAAGCAACGTCCGAGATATCGGAGCTAAGAAAACAGATAGCAGAACTAAAGAACATGGGGATTGATGATACTGATTATGACTTGAGGATAAGTCAGCTTCGGTCTGAGGCGAGTGCACTCACGGAGAAGGGCGAGCACATAGCTGAGGACGAGGACAAACTTAATGAAGATACTAATACTATAGTAGGGGATGCGGGGAAGATTCAGGGTGAGATATGTGCGCACAGTAATACTGTTGTGCAGTTGCGGGATGAGATGATATCAGCACAGAACCTGGTCGCAGGCCACAAGTGTACGAAGTGTGGTGCCGCTATTACGGAGGACAGTATTGATTCTTTTATTACTGATAAAGAAAAAACCATTGATGAGCGTGGTGTAATCGTCAATGACTTACGGGTAAAACTTTCTGCGCTGAAAGAACAAGAACAAAGTTTGAGGGAACTTTCGGCTGAGCTTAAGGCGCAGCAAAGTTTAATTAGTGATACGTGTAAGAAGAAACGGGATGAAGAAGATGCTTTGAACGAGGCGAAGAAGCGCCAGGAGAAAGAAAAGAGCGACCGTGACAGGAAGTGTTCGACACTTGAGTCAGAGATAAGTGAGTGTGACGGGGTTATTAAATCAGCAGAGAGCAGAACGGCTACGCTTAAGGCGGCGATTGTTACTGCGGAGAAAGAGACAAAGGCTGTTGACGATAAGATTACGCAGGAGAATAAATTAGTTGAAGGGTGCTTGGCTGAGATAACAGACCTTCAGAGTCAGGTAACTATATTTGATTTTTGGAAGGACGCATTCTCTCCTCGGGGAATACGTTCGGTGCTCTTAGATAGATTCTGTAATGAGTTCAATGAGGTAGTGAATGAATACCTCACGACGATATCAAACGGTGCGATGACTATTCTATTGACGCCGACGAAGTCTCTTAAGTCTGGCGAGGAGCGGAACAAGATAGGAATGGACATAGGTCTCGGTGACCACATTGTTTCATACGAAGGGCTCTCGGGGGGAGAGAAGCGCAGGATTGACATAGCGTTATGTTTGTCCTTGAACTCTTGGGTATCAAAGAAGTATAATATTCCTAATGGACTTCTTGGTATTTTGATTCTTGATGAGCTCTTCTCGTTCGTGGACAGAACGGGAGAAGAAGCAATAGGGACACTTATATATAATGAGGGGGTCAACAAGACCGTCTTTGTTATTTCTCATACGCCCGAGCTAGGCTCGTACGTTAATGATATATGGAGAGTTGTTAAAGAAAAAGGAGTTAGTAGATTAGAAAAAGAAGGAGGGGTTACATGAAGTTGTATCGGATAGTTATTATACTTGTTACGCTAGTATTGTTTTCTGTGGGGATAGCAGCAGCATCTGATTTGAGTTTACCAAGCGTGAGTTATGACGTGAAAGTAGATGTGAGCTTGGCTAACGATGAGGACATTTCCGTGATGCATATGCATCTTGATGTCTTACCTGATTCGATTGAGCTTTTGGTTCCCGATTTTACAGTCGATGTTAACACAGCGAACAATCAGTTTATTCTTTTCTCGTATGCGAAGCAGTTAGACATACCATCGGGAAACATCTTACGTCTTCATTATGACAGCGTGACCAGGAATACACCGTTCACGCTCACAACACTCGGCGCAACAAACATAAATGCTGATGCTCTTATTACTGTTCCGCCAGTGAGTGGAGAGATTAAGATTTACTTTACGACTGTTGATGTTGATAACACAGAGAAGAATATTATCGCATTGGGTACAGATGGTATTGATGAGAACAACGATGGTATTATCAACGTGATTGATTTACAGAAGGTGATTAACGGACAGGAATAATGGGGATACGAGAAGACTTAGTAGAAGAGTACGGTGATGCCGACCTGTTATTTATGGACGGGTACGACGATGCAATCATTGGCGTGTGTACTCAATATGGTCGTGAGCTTGTAGTTGCGTACTCGCACGAGAAAGTGTTAGAGATGTCGGTTAAGACAGGCTCAACGTACGAAGAAGCTATTGAGTTCTTTGAATATAATCAAGTGGGTGCATACATGGGCGAGAAGACTCCTGTATTTATTCGCTTACTTAATGATGGAAAGTAGTAATGGACGCAAGAATTAAATGTAATATCTGTAAGACAAAGTTCTCTCTTACCGACAAACCAAGACCTATTGTAAAAAGTTCACCGCTCTCGATTGAATGTCCAGGGTGTAAGAGGATAGTGAGCTTTTCTACACAACATAAGAGCGCTGGCGGCGTCACTAATAAAGAGCGTGTTGTTCTTAAATAAGAACAATCGAGACGTATCTTAACGGGTCGAACAGGACTTAGACGTCGTCAGCCTAACTCACGGAGATGATATGGCACACAAAGTTACCAAGGAACAGTTTGATGCGGCGAAGGGATTAAATATAAAAACAGACCAGCCGTTTGTTAAGCCGAAGGTTGCAGCGCATCGGAAGCTTGCGTTACAGGAAGCGGCAGTGCGTAAGAGTTTACACAATGTTACTGTGCCTGTTTACAATGAAGAGGACATTGCTTTTGGGATAGCGACAGCACCTATTATGGGTATGGCTAAGATTAACCCGAACCTCACAGTGACACTACGTTTTACTGAGGAGAAGTGGAAGCGGATGCTCACGGCGGTCAAGGCCAAGAAGAAGTTTGATAAATGGTGGACACTTGATTATTGTGGAAGATGTTTTACTAAGGAAGATAGTTCTCGGGTAATGCAGATTGAATACCTTAAGCTTCGGCCTAATGTAGAAACATTTATTGTTCCTGATGTGTCGCTCTTTGATGTACTGGCTGAGGAATTAGAGAAGACATTTCCAAAGAATGAGTGCAAAGAACGAGGAGCTGCAGTCGTATTAGTAGCACAAGCATTTATTCGTATTAAGGATGCGTTGAGTTCATACTATGGTCGTGATATCTTTCTTACTGAGTTCTTAAAGAGAGGGAATGACGACCCGTTTATAGACTAAGGAGGTCGCAATGACACAGACTATTAAGGGTGTTACGCAGGACACATGGATTGACGAGAAAGAAGTTGAAAAGATTATAGACCGCTTGACTAAGGTTCGGGGGCAGTCAGTACACATCGCCGTATCTACAGACAACGAATGTTTTAAATTATATATCAATGGCGAAGAAGTAGCTAAGAATAATAAGTATCGCCTCTTTGAGATAGACAACAAGTTTTCTTCCGTAACATACAACGAGCCTATGGAGAAGAACGATGACGCTAAGGACAACGACAACGACGCAGGCTAAGAATAGACGCAGGGATGAAAAGATTGCGTGGCTCAAGAAGCACGGTCACTTAGCGTTCTGGGTGTTCGAGAAGCGTCCTGATGATTTGAAAGAGCGTAAGAAGTTTGTAGAGTTGATGCTGACGGATAAGATGTTTGCTTCTGATGCAGACAATGTTTTTTATAGAATGAATGTTTTTTGGAATGAGCACTACCTTGACATAGTAGGTGAGCGATGTCAATTTGATATCTCGGGCGTGTGCACAGCTCAGGGATGCTTTGACAAAAAGATTTGTGGAGCACGAAACAGATTGGGGTATCCAGCATATGCGTAAGAAAATAAATCCACGGTACGAAGACGCAATGAAGGCATCAGCACAGCGAGCAGCGCAGACACACTTCCAGTTGTTCCTTGCATACGAGACGGCGAACATGCCGTTTCTTTTTTCTTTAGTAAGTTTCGGATGGGGGCAAAAGATTATTGGAAAATACTATGCAGAAAAGGTTCAACGTAAGTTTGGGCGTCTTAACAAGTTTCTTAAGATGGGTGCAGAGGCAGCGAAGAAGCGTCAGGAGAAGAAATGATATATGTTCTGTTTGTGCTTATAGCTTTATTTCTTTGGCCGAATGTGTTGTGTGTGATAGATAGGATAAAAGGGACGCATTATTCTTGTAGCACCTTTGGTTGGCACAATGGTAAGGGTCTATCGGAAAAGACTTTTGATGGATGCAGCGTTCATAGTGTGTGTTCAAAGTGCGACAAAGAAGTTATGCAAGATTCGCAAGGCAACTGGTTTTAACAAGGAGAAACAGATGACTCGTAAGGAACGTAAGGAACGAGCAGCGAAGAGGCGGGAAGAGCTAGGCACGGAGATGATAGAATACCTTCAGAAGATTCTTGCGGGGAACGAGGACGCAAAGAAAAAGGGTGAGTTGTTTTACAAGTGTGTTTATGCAATGGAAAGACGTAATCCACAGGAAGCAGACATGGTTCGTAAAGCGTTCTTTCAGGTAAGAGAAGAGCTTCAGAAGATGGTAAGTAAAGCTATGATTGAATTAGAAATAGATAAGGCATTAGAGAAAGAGATGGCATGAAGGTAGATGAAGTATTTCATGGTAAGCGGGTATGCCTGATAGGTAACGCTCCGAGTGCACTTAAGAAAAAACATCCGATAGATGAATACGATGTGGTATGTCGGTGCAATACATGCATCCCGAGGGGTGAGAGTACATTCATTGGGACGAGGACAGATGTTATCTTTACATCGATATCATTACCGCAGGCAACGCTTGATGCGTTTGGCCCGTTGTATACACTTTGGTGCACACCGAAGCATGACAACATAACAGAAGAGTTTAAGCAGCGCATCGATGACAAGCTTCCGCTGAGATACTGGATGGATTTAGAGCGAGAGCTAGGCTTCAGACCATCAACAGGATGCATGGCGTTGTATTGGTTGGTGCGTGATGTAGCGTTTAAGACGCTTGACATATATGGTTTTGATTTTTGGGAGACAGGGAAACCTGAGTATGATACTCCGCACGACGCACAGGCCGAGAAGAAGTATATAGAGTGGCTTGAGCAGACTAATGATTGTCTTACGATTGTGAGGTAACAATGCCAGACCTACATGAAGATTCATTACGAGGACAAAGTAAAGACTTTTTACTGGGATACATCGCAGGCATACGGACGTACGCAGTATGGAAAAGCGGGGTACAAGTCGTTGGTATAATGCAGCGTTCGTTCAGAGAAGTCGAAGAGCATTGTATAAACGTATGGAAGAGAGTCGGTGACAGTGAAGAAGGATAAGGATTATAAACCGATGCGACCACGAAATATTGCTACGCTTACAAAGGCATTGCGTAGTCATTTACTTAAGGGTCGTGGCGTTAAGTATGTTACATTTAGTTTTGATAATTGTAACAATACTATTTGGCGGATATCATTTAGATTGTGGTTCGGTGCGTCGATGGTACTTGAGGAGCGCAACAGTAATGATTTATTAGGGGACAGTTTAAAGTGGCTGAGGATGGGAGAGAATGGCAACGGAGATGTGCAATGTCAGAAATAG